TCAGCAACAGTTTCAGACGGCACCAAAGTTTCTTTTGCCCGGGGCGCTTTTGACCTCACCGCAAAGTCACCCAAGTTGCTTGAAAATCACGACATGAGCCAACTTCGCGGTCTTGTCACTTCCCTTGCTGACATGCCTGAAGGTTTAGGTTTCACGGCCACCTTCGCAAAAACGGGCGCGGCAGCTGACGCCATTGAACTCGTAAAAGCAGGCGCGTACGACTCAGTGAGCGTTGGCGCTGTCCCCACCAAGTTTAAGTACGACAAAAGCGGCGTCATGGTCGTTTCAAAAGCAGACCTTGTAGAGATCAGCCTTGTCGCACAACCAGCATTTAAGGATGCTGTCATTACAGAAATCGCAGCATCAGAAGCCGACCCTGAGGTCGAAGAAGATGCGAACGAACCCCAACCCGACTTAATTCCTGAGGAGGAAACAATGTCACAAGAAACCCCAGAAGTCGTTGAGGCCACTGCAACAGTGCCTACAGCACTTTTCCACACAGCACCCCGTTCACCAATCAAAACAAATGCCGACTACTTGCACCACAGCGTCCAAGCAGCAATCAATCCAAACAGCGAATCACGCCTTTGGATTGCAGCAGCAGACGCAGAACGTGCAAAGTTCATCGCAGCAGCAGATGACTCATTTAGCACCAACCCGGCTTTTAAGCCTGTCCAGTACCAATCCAATGTTGTACAGGTCAACATTGGTTCACGCCCGGTCATTGACGCTTGCGGTGGTACTCGTGCCATCCCTGCCGCCGGTATGACAATCAGCATTCCAAAAATTACGACCAACGGCACCGTGGCAACCACAGCCGAAGGTGACGCACCATCCGAGACAGGCATCGTTTCTTCGTATGTCAACGGAACAGTTGTAAAACTTGCTGGTCTTCAGCGTTGGTCAGTTGAACTCCAAGAGCGTTCAGACCCATCGTTCGCACAGATCATGCTCGACAACATGACACGCTCGTACCGCAAGGCCACAGAAGTAGCAACCATTGCTGCAATCACCGCTGGTGGTACACAGGCTGCAACAACCGCTGCAAGTGCAGCAGGTATCCAGTCGTTCGTTGCAACAGAATCAGCAGCTGCATATTTGGCAACTGGTGACGTCGTTTCGGCATACACCGCTGGTGTCAGCCAATGGTCGCTCATGCAGAACTCAGTTGACGGCAGCAACCGCCCACTGTTCAACGCAGGACAGCCACAAAACTCAGCAGGATCAGCAGAAGCAACAACTTTGTTCGGAAATGTTCTCGGCGTTCCGTTGTACGTTTCTTCAAACATGGTGTCAACAACCATTGACGAATCAGCGTTCCTGATTGTTCCTTCAGCGATTGAAATCTTTGAGTCTCCACAACTCATGCTTTCAGTCAATGTTCCAACATCAGGCGAAATTGAAGCAATGATTTACGGCTACTTCTGCCCAATCGTTACGATTGCTGGCGGTCTCCGTCGCTTCAACCTCACCTGATCAGTAGCAAGTAACTAAGACTGCAAGATCATGGCTGTTTACAACATCGCATTTCACACGCGATTAGACAACTATGCCATCTTGCAGACTTTTGTTGACACAGACATTCAGCCTCAAGACTCGGTAGTGGTGGCAGGAGCCGATCACGGCTTTAGTGGCACACAAACTGTCATCTCTACCGAGCCTTATGAGTTCATTGGTGTCGGCCCTGAGGGTGACCTTCTTTTTGACTATTCAGTCATTATGGAAAACCAATTCATCTATGCCAATTCCGGCACAGACTACGCTCGAAGTGTTGCCACTGGCACCGTAACTTTTAGCCCCAGTTGCAGTTGGATTACCTCAGCCGACGTCACCAGTTGGCTAGGCATTGAAGTTGCTACGGCCAACGACACGGCCTTTATTGCTGTATGCGTTTCGGCGGCAAACAGCTGGGCGTTTCGTAAAAGACGCGAAGCCGGGTACACAGACTCATTAAGTAGCGCTCCAGACGGTGCAGCCAAATTGGGAACAATCAATTTTGCAGCAATGCAATATCGCTCCCGTGGCTCCGTGGATTCCTACGCATCTTTTGACTCAATGGGCATGGGTGCCCCCACCATGTCCCTCGGTCAAATCATGGCTTTGCTTGGGTGCGGAAGGCCACAGGTCGCATAATGGCCTCAGGCATCTTGTATGAGGCTGTGGCAGGCGTTAAAGCCTCGCTCACAGCATTAGGGCTTGCACCCGTAACAGACCCCCGTAACGCTCGCCCACTGTCGGTCTTTATTGAACTGCCAACCGTGTCAGCGTTCAACTACAACGTTGGCGACATCACCCTTCGACTACGCGTACTGGCACCACCCCCCGGCAACAGCGACGCAGGCGATTACCTCATGACCATCACAGATCAAATTCTCAACTCATCCATAGCCATCACTGATATGTCACCCGGCATGGTTTCAGTCGGTGGTCAAGACCTACCCACATACGACCTCACAGTCCGCTTAGCGGTCAAACGAACATAGGAGCATCATGGCTTTAGTCATAATTTCAGATTTAGTCGGAACACCCGGCGAGGAATTTCACCCTGGTGAATTTACAAATGTTGAAGCACTCATTGAGGGTGGCTTCATCAAAGAATCAACTCAAACCAAAACCAAGTCGGAGGACTAATCATGGCAACAAACACATATCTAGCGAACCCAGTGGTCACGGTTAACTCTGTGGCGCTAACCGGGTTCTGTACTGCAGCGAGCGTTATGCGCGTTCAGGAGAGCATTGACACAACTAGCTTCGGCTCTACTTCAAGAGAGTTTTCTTCAGGTTTGGCCAATAACACCGTTTCAATGACGCTGTTTCTTACTTATGCGGCCAGCGAGACTTACGCAACTTTGAAATCTCTTGTCGGCACAAAGACAACAGTTACCGTCAAGGCAACTTCTGCTAGTCCAAGTGCCACAAATCCACTTCACACAATGACAGGTTGCTACCTTGAAACACTCCCAGTACTTGACACCTCACTAGGCGAAATCTCGTCCATTGACATCGAGTTCACCGGCGGTGTTTACACCGAAGTAACCGCTTAAACCTTTTAGGAACACATGAAAATCACGCTCAAAGTAACCCACATAGACGGCGACGCCTACCAAGTAACTACAAACCTTTTCACCATCGTTGCTCTTGAACGCAAGTTCAAAATCAAAGCCTCGGAATTAGCCACCGGTATTGGTATGGAACACCTAGCATTTTTGGCTTTTGAATCATGCAAACAAAGCGACCGAGTTGTTCCGATTGTTTTCGACGATTACGTCAAACTCATTGACTCAATCACTGTTGTATCGGATGAACCAACAAACCCCACCAGCGAGGCACCTACTCCAGATCACTAGCCGAGCTGCTAGTTGAAACTGGGTGGTGGCCTCCACAAATACCTTTTGAAACCCAAGACATGAACACAGTCATAGACGTCATAAATAAATCGAGACGCAAATGACCGTTGACATTAAACCCATTGAAGCTGTCGGTCTGAAGGACGCTCTCAAGGAGTTAAACAGTATTGACAAGAAACTCCGCAGGTCTATTACTACGGAATTCAAAGAAATTGTTAAACCTGTCCTTGTAGAAGCCGACCGTTTGCTACCTGAGGAAGCACCACTCTCGGGTATGGCTCGATCATGGAAAAGCGGCACTGGCAAAGAACTAATGAACTGGCAACCCAATTTGGTGTTGCGCAACTTGAAAGCATTTACTAGCGGTAAAAAAGTTCGTGATGCACCGGGTGGTTTTCGTCAAAATCTTGCCGTCTTTGGCATTAGGTGGACTGGGCCGCAGGCTACCCTGTTTGACATGGCTCGAAAAGGCAATCTGTCTCAATCACTTCAGCAAAGGTATGGCTCACCGTCGCGAGTCCTGTGGCGCGCTTATGAAACCAAAAGCCTTGAAGTTGAAGGTCAAGTTCGCGACTTGGTTAACAAAGTCATGACGTTGACAGGCAGAAACGGGAGACTCTAATGGCCATAACAATTCCAATTATTAGTGAGTTTGACGGTCAGGGCATTAGCAAAGCCATTGCCGAATTTAAGCAGCTTGAGACCAACGGGCAGAAAGCATCTTTTGCTATCAAAAAGGCAGCCGTCCCAGCAGGACTTGCCATAGCAGGTTTAGCCGTTGCGTTGGGTGATGCCGCTAAAGGTGCCATCGAGGATGACGCTGCCCAACAAGTACTTGCCTTAACTTTGCGCAACACCACTGGGGCTACTGATAAGCAAGTGGCTTCGGTTGAGGATTACATCAGCGCCCAAGGCAAATTGCTAGGCGTCTCTGACGACAAACTACGACCAGCGTTAGCCCGTCTAGTGAGCCAAACGCATGACATAACCAAGGCTCAAGAACTTGCCTCACTTGCTATGGACGTTGCTGCAGGCACTGGCAAAGACCTAGGAACAGTTACAGAAGCCTTAGCAAAAGCAAGTACTGGCAACTTTGTAGCTTTAAGCAAACTGTCCCCTGAACTTAAACAAATGGCCAAAGACGGTGCATCTGCTGATGAGATATTTGCTGCCTTGTCAGGCACCTTTGCTGATCAGGCCAGCAATGCTGCAGGCACCGCGCAAGGACAATTCCAACGTTTAACGGTTGCCTTGTCAGAAACCAAAGAGTCAATCGGGGCTGCACTTTTGCCAGCCATCGAAGCCGTCTTGCCATTCCTACAAACATTGGGCACATGGGCACAGGAACACAGCACAGTTTTCTTGGTCATCGCTGGCGTCGTTGGCGGTCTTGCTTTAGCCATTGTTGCTGTCAACGCTGCAATGACAATCTGGACTGCAACAACAAAAGCCTTTGCAGTTGTCCAAACGGCCTTTAACGCCATCTTGGCTGCCAACCCAGTCGTGCTTATTGGTCTTGCCATTGCTGCCTTAATTGTTGGCTTAGTGCTTCTGTACAAGAACTTTGAGCCGTTCCGCAAAATTGTTGACGGCGTGTTCGGAGCAATCAAATACTGGATTAGCGAAGTCATAGTCCCCGAGTTCAAACTTCTTTTGTCGGTCGCTAAAACCATCTTTAACGGCATTGCCAGCCTTTGGAACAACACGTTCGGCAAGTTGTCTTTCAGCATTCCATCTTGGGTGCCGGGTCTCGGTGGCAAAGGTTTCAGCGTCCCTGAAATCCCAATGCTTGCTGCAGGTGGCATCGTGACAAGTCCAACGCTTGCCATGATTGGTGAAAAAGGCCCGGAGGCTGTAATACCCCTCAGTGGGGCAAATGCTGGCGGTGGCATGGGTGGCAACACAATCAACATCAACGTCATGGGTGGCGACCCTAACGCTGTAGTCGCTGCCTTGCGTACCTATATGCGTCAAAACGGTTCCATCCCCATTCGAGTTAGCACCCCGTAATGCCTTACGATTACAAGGCTAAATACTCAACAGATGGCGTGACCTTTACCGCCTTGACCAATGTTCAAGGAATTTCGGTCAAGTTGGGACGCGAAAAACAACTTGATGCATACAGCGCCAGCAGCTGCACAATTGAAATCAGATACCCCACAGGTTTTGCAAGCCCTATTGCTGAATTAAAAACTGGCACTTACATGAAGGTAGAAAGCCCTAACCAAATTGGTGGCGTTGGTGGTTGTTTCTTTGGTCGTATTCGAGATGTACAGGTTTCTTACGGCATCCCTTATGTGGACGGTGTTGGCAACGCTGACTATTTGACAATTGGGTGTGAAGGGTTCTTTGCTGCCGTTTCTCGCATGAACGGCAACAACTACTCAATGCTGAGCAACACCCCACAAGATCAGTTGACAGCTTCTAACACGTACACAGGCACTACCGGTGCCTATTTACGGCCTTCGGGGGCAAACCCTGTGATGGCTGGCACAACGGTTGATGGCACTTGGGGCGACTGGTACAACCAACTGCTAACCACACTCAATGGCCGTATGTGGGATTCAAACATCATCAATGAAATCAAGGTCGTCAGCCCTTTTTATCAAAACCCACAAAATTCGGCCTATGTCGTTACATTCTCAGACAACGCAAATCCAGTCACAGAATATGTTTATGACCAAATTGATTTCACCTCTTTTGCTGACAACTTTTGGACTCAAGCCGCAATAACGCCTGAGGGTCTTTCAACGGTGACCGTCACTGCCTCCGGGGCGACTACACCGTACCGCACATATTCGTTGAACTCGCTAAACAGTTCAACTGGTCAGGCCACGGACTTTGCCAATTATTTGGTCAGTTTGTATGGAACGTCACAGTTCAGAATTTCCAGTCTTTCTTGCCTCATGGAAGCATCCTCCAAAAATGCCCAGCTGGACATTCTCGCTAGTCAATCGCCAGCGTCTTACATGGGTATGCGCATTGTAGTGGTCTTCCGTGGCTCCACATTTAACTGCATTATTGAGGGCGTCACTATTACGGCCACTCCTGAATCTTCTCGATACACCTTTACGCTTTCGTCAGCGGAGCAAAACAATTATTTGATTCTTGACGAAGCGGTGTTTGGGCGTCTCGATTACAACAAGTTAGGATATTAACTATGGCTATTAAGACTTTTACTACTGGTGAGGTGCTGACGGCTGCCGATACGAACACGTATCTGGCTAACTCAGGGCTGGTGTTTGTCAAGTCCACAACAGTCGGTAGTGGCGTTGGCAGCGCAACCCTATCTTCCTGCTTTTCGGCAACATACGACAATTACATTATTCAATGGCAAGGTGGCTCTATGAGCGTTGATACATCCATAAACATGACCTTAACGGGGGCTTCTGCTGGCGCGTATTACACAGCCTTTATGTATGGCAGTTACGCAGGGACAACAGTTACCAACGAAGGAACGACTGGACAAAACTTATTTGCAAATGCTGGCGGTGGTTACTCAGGAAGTGCAACTGTAGATGCAACTGTCTATTCACCGTTTGATGTGGCCCGAACAACAAATGTTCAATGTCGAGTGCGTTATACCTCTAAATGGGGAACTATGAGCGGGTTGCACATCAACGCTGAGTCATGCACAGGCTTCACAATTACCCCTGCATCAGGCACCATGACAGGCGGAAACCTTGTTTGCTACGGATACCGAAAGGGATAAACCATGACACGACCAAACATACAAATAGACGACGAAATCAGAGAAATGACCGAAGAAGAATACGAAGCGTTGCTATCCACAGGCTGGACATTAGAAGGCACAGATGAAACGCCTACTGCTTATTAGCGCCACCCTCATAACCCTCACAGGCTGTGCAGATCGTGAACGCATCAACTGTCCACACACCAAAAACCAAGTCATGACACGCACCACCGAAATCACCACCCCAACCACCACCATCGCACCAGACGGACGTTGCTAATGAAACTACGCGCAAGACTTTCCAACGAAGAAATCAAAGGACGACTCATTCTGATTGTCGGACTGGCAATCTCTATTGCTTTTGTTGGCACCGTATTTGTACTTCTTTACGGCCTTTTGTTTGTTACGCAACCCTTAGAGCAGGCACCCAACGATGCTGAAGCCTGGAAAATCCTCAGTCCGCTAACTTTGACTATGTCGGGCGTTTTGGCGGGGCTCCTCGCTTCAAACGGGCTAAAAAACGACAAGGAAAAGAGAGATGACTAATCGCGTCTACCCGTACTACCCATCATGGGACGGCAAAACCACACAACCCGTCACCGCAAAACTGGTTGAACTATGCAAAGCACGCTGGGGCCTAACGTCACTAGGCACATACGCCAACCGCCCAATGCGCAACAACGCAGGACTATCTGTTCACGCCACCGGATATGCAGCTGATCTAAAATACAAAGACGAAGCTCAGGCACGTATTATTTGGGACTGGTTCTTAGCCAACAGCAAAGCCTTAGGACTGTGCGAGATGCACTGGTACGCATACGGCGAGTATGGCGCTGGCTACCGGTGCAGTCGAGGCGAAGGCAAAACAGGCGTGAAGATTTACACAGCAACCGACAACGCAGGTTCCTACGAAGGCAACCCAAACTGGTTCCATATTGAACTAGCCAATCAAACCCCCGAACACTTTGAGCAAGTCTTTCGAGCGTTGAAATAAGAACTCCCAGCTCGTTTGAGCGTGGCTGGGGCTAGGTGGTGGAGAGTAGTTTGTTTCCATTGGCGAAATCCACCACCGACTTCTCAAATTGTGTATAGTCATCATTAGCCACTCAAATGGCTCTAACCAAAGGAAACACAAATGTCACGCATGAAGGATTACCTCCTTGAGGATTTACCACTGTTCAGGAATACAGACCCTGAAACCTCACGCCAAGCCAACCCAATTAAAGTAGGCACTCACCGAGCAATCCTGCTAGAACAGTATTACTATGCAACTTTGGGCCTGACAGATGAGGAAGCAGGCGCTCGTGCCGCGCTTGCCGGTCATGACATAAAGGGCTACTGGAAGCGCTGCAGCGACTTGCGCACCATTGGACTAATCCAAGATTTAGGCATCCGTAGAGCGCTCCTGAGTGGCTCTCAGGGCATTGTGTGTGGCATCACCCAAAAGGGTATGGACATGGTGAGGGGCTGGGCATGACCGATACCCAATTTATTTACAGTTTCATAATGGGATGGGTCGGCTGTTGGCTTTGGCTTAAAATGATGGCCAACCGGCCATGATTCCCATGTGGGGCTATATGCCGTTATGGTCTAAAGACAAACTAACCCTCGTCCAAATCTTCACGGATTCGGCAACAGAAGAAATCGTCAAGGTCACAGTTGCCACAAGGCAGGCTCACTGGCAGGCGTTCGCTTCGATTACAGAAGTTGAAAAGGTTGATTAAGAGAATCATGGCAATCGCCCTCATCACCGCAATATCCGTTCCAGCCCACGCAAGTGCAGCTGCTGATTCCCACGCCAAATACCACGGCGTACTCCCAGACGCTTATTACGACGCATTGATGCGTTGCGAAACTAACAATTGGAACCACAGCACAAAGTCCTACACAGGCGGCCTAGGTATCCACCGGGCAACATGGCGCAACTGGTCAGACTTCCCCAGCGCAAAAGGGCGCAGCCCCATCGAGCAAGTACGCGTTGCTGACGCCATTGCTTTTAAGTCCCATATCAACCCTGACGGGCGTAAAGTTTGGCGCGTTGGGCCTTGGGGTTGGGGCTGCCTAAAAAGGGAAGCAACCTTGCAAAGATTTATCTGTCAATCACGGCACACCCTTGTTGTCAGATGGAAAAGAAACTGTGGAAAGGTACACACAAATGGAAACATCAACAGGTGAACTAATCGCCAAACTAACTAACATCAGCATGAACTTGGCTTTACAGGCAAACTTTAAAGACGCCAGCGTGATCATGGAAGCAGTCGGTGCTTTAACTGCATTGCCGAACATTGCTGAAACTATCCGCGACTCATGGCACCCGTCGCTTAACAGCAGTGGGCCATCAAAAGGCCTTAACTATTTGAGCACAGTTAAGTTGGTTGACGATGAGTGACTACATGCATAATGATGACGTGGCAGACCTGCTACACGCTAAAGATGTTGAAATACGCGACCTCAGAAAGCAAGTGTCAAAACTGTTGCAGCATCTTGAGGAAGTCCGCACAGCCAACTTTTATGCAGTAGAAAGCATTTTGCACGATGGCCTTTAATCTCGACGAATACACCCCCGTTTCTGAACGCATAAAGCAATTCTGGATTGACCACCCAAACGGTGCTATCCATTCAGAGCTTGTATTTGATGACGGCAAACGCTGTGTAGTCAAAACAGTGTTGTGGCTAGACAAAAACGATGCCCAGCCAACCACTACCGATTATGCCGAAGAAACGCTTACTGATCGTGGGGTAAACGCCACCAGCAGGATTGAAAACTGCTGTACGTCATCGCAAGGCCGAGTTTTAGCAGCTGCAGGGTACTTAGGTGCGGACTGGTCAAAAAAGCCAAGCCGTGAGGAAATGCAAAAGGTCGTCAGAATGTCCGGTGACACGCAGATTACTGAGAACAGCAACTTGGCATCAGAGAAGCAACTGAACATGATCAGGGCCGTTTGTAAGTCAATGGGTAAAGTGCCACCAGCCAATTTGCAAGCCATGACTAAGCGCGAAGCGAGCGCCTACATTGACACCCTTAAAAGTGGCGAACAGCCAGCCCCAACTTATGACACGCCAGAAGAACCGTTCTGATGGTTGACCTGCTAACTCTGGTCATCATGATCACCGCTGTATTCATGTGTGGCTTCCTACTAGGCAAAGACCAATGACACCGATTAGCGAGGCGTCATTCCTGCAGCAGGTCAAAGCCCTGGCTTATATTCATGGTTGGGATTGCCATCACGCGTCGCCGACACAAACGGCAAAAGGCAGGTGGTTGACGTCTGGCGCTGTGGGCTTTCCCGACCTCGTGTTGTGTCACAAAATTAAGGGATTAATTTTCGCCGAGCTCAAAAGCGCCAAGGGTAGAACATCACCGGCACAGGAACGCTGGCTTGAGATACTGAACCCACACGCTGAGTGCTACATCTGGCGACCCGAACAGTTACAAGAGATTGAACACAGGTTGGCATCATGCTGATTGTGGCGTGGTATGTCCTGCTACTGTCCATCGGTGTTGCCATCATTCAAGGCATACGCAAGTAACACGCCCCTACAACTGAATACGGCCATGGCCTCGTACGGGATTGCACTGTGCAGGTACAACACACGGTGACGTGGGTAGAGCTGGCGCGCCCAACCACCCGAGATGACTTACGTGAAAGGTTGTTGGGGTAAGTCGCCAGTGCAGCGTTCCCTAACGACACAAAAGGCGATTGGTGTTCCACCCTAAACAGTCCGGCAGCCAACAGCGAACAGCTGTGAAATGTGGGGGGCACAAACACTTGAGACCAGCACACACAAGAGAGCAACCGCAGGCGTAGCCAAGGGCGCTAGTAACATCACCACAACAAAGGAAACACAATGACCAAACGCAACACACCAGAGTTCACCAAGAACAGACTCATAGCCCTAGAGAACGAACCCATCTGCCACTGGTGCCACAAAGCCAAAAGCACCGAAGCAGACCACCTCATCGAGTCAGACCGCGGAGGCACAGACGACCTAGACAATCTCGTAGGGTCATGCAAAAAATGCAACGCAACACGCGGAAACAACTACCTAAACAACAAACGTGCAGCACAACAACACGCAAGATCAGAACACCTCCGACTTGACCCACAAACCAAAAAACCACCGAATCATCAAAAAAACGACATGGATTTTTTAACAAATCAAACGAAATTGACAGA